CGGTGAAATCGCTGTACGTGAATGGGTCGCCCTTGTCGCCCTTCGGACCTTGTGCGCCAGTATCGCCCTTATCGCCCTTATCGCCTTTGCTCCCCTGAGGGCCTTGGGCACCGGTTTCCCCCTTTTGAGCTATCTCCATCCAGTGCGTGGTTGTGCTCAGCGAGACACCAGTAGCAGGCGTTTTGTTGATGTACATGTAGCTGCTGCCGTTATCAGAAACCACATCGAGCCGTTCGTACTGTGTTGATGCGCTGTATTGCCCACGCGGCGTTACCGATACCTTCCCCGCGCTATATGTACTCATGTTGTTGTCACCTCCAGCTCCCCGGTGTCCATATTGACCGCAAAAGTGGCCCCGCTGTAGTCATCAGAAGTCGTAACCATGATTAGCCCTGTAGCGATGTCCACACGAAAAGAGGCTCCGGCTCCGCCGGGGATGACGATATCTCCAGCCTCTATCAGTTCTTCCAGTTTCGCTTTCGTCAGAGCCATGTGATCACCTGCCTCAGTTGATTCATCACCTCAGCGCTCGGCTTTTCAGTCAGTTCAACCCAGTTCATCGCCGGGATTCTATTGACCGTTGATTCGGTATCCCACCCATTAACCAGCGTCACCACATCATTAATCGCCTGCTGCAATTCGATCACATGCGCTTTCCACCCGCGCGATTTTGTGACGCCCGCCGTGATGGTTTCTGCCCACACAACGGTGCTCAGGCCGTAGTATTGGCGTATCGTGTTAACCATCGTGCGGAGTTCATTCACATGCGCCGCTTTGATTCGTGTCGTGCCGCCCTGAATGGTTGCGTCCGTAAAGCTCGGCGCGGTGTATGTTAAACTGCCGGTCTTTGCGGTCGATTCCTCGTTGTACTGGTCGGCAGATTTGATCGAGTAGCTAACCGCCCCCGCACCCGCCGCATTGGTTCGCCTGAGAACGATTTTCGCGCCCGCAGTCAAACCATCTGCCCGGCTTGGTGTGAATCCGCTCGCCACAAGCCGCTGTGTATGTCCTTCCGGGTCAGCGCCGAGCGTAACAAGCAAACGCGGTCTACTGTTGTAAATCGCCTGTCCAGTCTGTGGATAATTCACGGTAGGAGCAGCCGGGGCCGTATTTTTGACGCACGAATTTGATTCCAGCCAGTCAGACACGGCACCGAGCGCATCAACCGCACGGACACGGTATTTGATGCTCTGTCCGGGAGAAAGCGTAGGCGTGTGCGCTGTGATTCCGTTGGTCAGGTTCACCCACGCGCTCCACGCTCCCACACCGCTTTTTGTGGCAAACTGGATATTATGAGTGCTCAAGTTTTCGTCCGGGTCAGTCGCGCCGGAATAGGTCAGGGCGATTGCGCCCGAAACGTAAACCTCCGGGGCCGCTGTAAAGACGGTCGGAGCGCTCGGAAGCGAATTGCGCTTGATTGCGTTGGTTTCTTTCCATCCGCTGTAATAACTCGATCCGGCCGTGCCGAGTGTCCTAAGCCGATACTTCCTGCTATACGCCCGGACGCTTGGGAGCGTGACCGTTGTGGACAGTGAAGTGCCGGTTGTCCATACGGTTTTTAGTGCCGTCCACGCGCCGTATGTCGTGCCGTTCGCCGATTCTGCGTACTGGATTTCATAGCCGGTGATTGCGTTCGCGCTGCCCCCGGCCGCACCGGACGCGGAAAGGGTAGGGCTGTTTTCACAAAGCGACGGGGTCACACTCGCGGCGGTAGGAGCAGAGCAAACAGTGATCGGCGTGTAGTTGACATCAACCCTTTGATAGCCTTTTACGAAAATCTTGCTTGCTTCGTTCAGGCCGAAGAAAGAGATTGAAGCGATATCATTCTGGTTAAACGCAGTGCCAAAGTTAAACTCCCACGTCGCGCCGGTGTAGTTGCTTGAGTTGAATTTGATATCTGTTCTGGTAACTTCGGCCAGCGTTCTGCCGTAATAGTCCAGCAGCCGCGCCCTGACCTGATAGGTGTGAGTGTAGGCGTTTGTTGACATGAACGCATAAGCAATTACAGAATCCGTCCGTATATCACTCAGCGCGGAGCCGCCCGAAAGCGACACGGTACGGGTATAGTTTAGCCCCTGTGCATCCCCTGCGTCGCCGGTAAAATGACGTGTCGCCATAGGGCCCCTCCTTTACGCGTAGTAGCTGCCCACATAGGGCGCAATCCGATCAATGGTCGCGCTAAGTGTCGTACCGTTAATCGTTAGCCTGTAAAGCGGCTCCTGTCTCTTGTCGCCTGCTGTCGCTGCGGTCAAATCGTCCTGTTCCAGTGTCGGGTCAGCCGCCGCGCCCGCTGTCTGTGTGCCCTTGATAACTTTGAGCACATGCACGTCGGACGTATCGCCGCCACCTACCACATACTCTGCCACAATCAGATCGTTGCGATTAAATCCAGCCTGCCCGACATCAACCGCCAGCGTAATAGGCGCGTCCACACGGAGCAGGAAGCCCTGATTGGAAAATACGCCCTTAGCAATACTCACACTGGTATCACTCACCCGCGCGCAGGCCAGTTGATCATCGGCCTCCGTGATGCCGGACGCGCTGCCGAGTATCGCCCGGTAGATCGCCGCATCGTCACCGGCGGTAATGTGGGCCGGGTCTGCGGGTTTGGTGTATACGGTAATTGCTTTCTGTGCCATTATTTCACCCTCGTTTCCAGCTTAATGCCTCTACTATTCATGGTCAGTATCTTTCCGACAACCGTAGCAGTTCCGGCCATCCCGGTCAGCCTGTCACGCGCCCCGACGATATCGCCCAGCTTCAGGTCAAGTCCGGCAATCTGCGGGTCAATCTCGATCTGCCGGAGCGGTGCAATCTCAAGCAGACGCTTCTCGGCTCCCTTTTGTAGTTCCGAAACCGTTTCTGGGTTGGTGTAATCGTACACGGCCACATGATCTGCGGCTGTTCCCACCCACGCGGGGGGAACCGTGGTCAAGCTGCCGTTATCGTTGCGGTAAACGTGCAGGATATCGCGCTCTGTCAATTCCCCCGCGCCGAGCGCAATGATGTGGTTATATCGGTCATAGCCGCCCATGGTTGCCACCATGTTTACGCCGTAGTCCTGTGACAGGTCAATCGTTTCGGAGTAATCCGTTACTGCTGCCGCCGACAGCACCACGCGCTTTAACACCTGATCATACTGCACCTCAAGCGCCGCGCCTTGTTCGGCCAGCATCAGATAGATTCCGATCAAAAGGTTGGTGTATCTAAATTGCCTATTGACCGTGATGCCGCTTGCCGCTGTGGATACGTCCACATTAGCGCCGAGTTTCGTGCCGATCAGTTCCGCTATCTTCGCATTGGCTTCTCCGTTTACCGCTCTGTACGCTTCACCCGTCGGCGGCTCGATGATTTTGCGGTAGAGCGCTCCGCGCCACGTCACGCCGCTTACGGTAATCTGCTGCAGGGCGGTGCTGTGCCGGATCAGTTCGACCTTGCCGCCGAACTCGGTGCCGGGTACATAGATGTGATGCCCGGCCAGAATGGGCGACCGCTCCCAGTAGATATCTGGGACGGTCAGGGAGAATGAGTTATCTTCGACCTGGATGTCAGTGTCTTGAGATATTTCAGCGTCAAACTGATCGATTTCATCCACATAGCCCAGCTCAGCAAGGTCAGCATCGGCATGAATTATATCCACAGCGGCTCACTCCTTTGCTGGACCAGGGTAATGTCAAAATTAAACGATCCGTCATAGATCACGGTATTTACGCCCGGCTCAACCGGAAGGAAGATGTCATTTTCTTTATCGCGGTAATCAAACAGGTTCGTCCGTTCACCCGCCGCCGTGACCGATTCAATCCGGCGCTGGAGCTGATCAATCACGATGCGCTGAGTAGCGGATGCGGACGCGGCGACGCTGTATATTCTGCCGCCAACCGTAATTGACGGATTCTCGACCGGGCCGTATACGGTGATAATCATTTGGCTCGGCGCGTAATGGCTGTTGTCAATCGTGCCAGATGCCGCACTCGCAATGTATCGGTAATCGTAGCGGAGATTGTATCGTTTCGCGTTGTCCACACCCTCAGCCGCGCCGATCAGGAAATGATAATTCTTTTCGGTTCGCCAGAACGGCTCCGTGACTAACACGGTCAGGTCTTTACTCACCCAATTTGATTTATCGGCGTATCGGTTAACCTTGCTTGCGACGGCCAAGAAACAGATCAGATATTGCTCTCCCAGGTACAGCCTGCCCGGTGTGTTATTGAGTATATCCGGCTCGGTCAAGGCCATCAAAGCGGCCGCATTTTGCGCAAACAGTTCGCGTCCCCTGATGCCAATGGAGATCCGTTTTTCCTGCACCGGGCGGGAAAACGTAACCCGCCCGCCAAATCCAGACGGGCGGTTTGTTACGGTTCGATTCCACGCAAAGTCACGCAGATCGTGACCGGATATGAGATAATGCCCTTGGTTCAGGATGATCGAAGCGCCGTTTGAATTGACGTATTTGATGATCATGCCAGCGCCACCTTTCTCACCCATCGGCCCATTTCTCTGTCATTCAGCACAACAGCCGCGCCGTCCAGATTAATCGCGTCGGACAGCTTTGCGGCCAGCCTATCCAGCGCGGAATCGTCCAGCGTCACAGCAAGCGACGATTTTCCCGTCACACTCACCGGTCCGCTGATGCGGTCGAAATTGCCAATAGCGCCAAGCATGCCGGATGTGTCAGGGACAATGCTTTCCATTGCGTCATTAACCAGACCGGCGTTTTTAGTGATGCCAAGCACAATGCCCTGCACCATTGGTTTACCAATCTTATCAGCCATGACGCGGGACGGAGAATGAATACCCAGGAGATTTCCAATCCATCCCAGCGCATCGCTGAACCATTCCTTAAGCTTTTCCCAGAACCAGGTAGCCATTGATTTAATGCCTTCCCAGATACCCTTGACCATCTGCACACCCACATCAAGCAGTTTGGGGATGTTCGCAACCAGACCGGTGACAACAGTCGTGATTATCTGCGGTACTGCTTTCGCAAGATCAGGCAATGCATTAACTATTCCGTCGATAATTGCAAATACCAATTTAAGACCTGAATCAAGAATTTTATCCATGTTCGCCGTAAGTGTTTCAACGATTTTCGTGATTATTTTTGGAACCGCAGCTATGAGTTTAGGCAGGTTATCTATGATTCCCGCAACAAGGTTTAACAGTATCTCTAAGCCGGCATCAATTATCATGGTGAGGTTGTCCGCTATAGTGTCGACTATGGCTATGATGCAGTCTACAGCTACGGGTATTAGCTCAGGGATAGTCTTTGATATCCCTTTTGCAAGTTCAATGACAATTTCGCCAGCGGTCTTAAGTATTTTGGGCAACCCAGACAGTAAGCCCTTGATAATCATAGTGATGCCCGCCAATGCCGCAGGGATAAGCTGATCCATCGAAGAATCAAGTCCATCAATTAACCCGGAAATCAACTGCCCTGCAGCGGTTATGATCATGGGAGTGTTATCAAGCAAAGCTCTGGTGATGGTGAGAATTGCATCTATGGCAACGGGCGTAAGCTCGGGTAGTAGGTTAACAAGCATGGTGAGCGCCGCCGTGAAAAGCTCCGTCACTGTGGACAGTATCATGGGCAGCATCGAAGACATTGATTCCATTATTCCGGTCAACGCAACAGGAAGCACGGAGATTATGTTTTCAATGACGGGCGTTATGTTTTTTACGACGTTCTGGAATGATTCAACTACGTTGGCCAGAAGCATGTCGATGTCCGCTCCAGAAATACCCAAACCGGTAACAAGATTCTGGAATGCAGATTTCATGCCGCCGATAGATCCGGAGATTGTCTCTGTCGCTTCAAGGGCGGTCGTTCCGGCGATGCCCATCTGCTGCTGCATGACATGAATCGCTTGTGTTACATCGGCATAAGATGATATATCAAACTTAACCCCGGCGATTTTCCCTGCATCCTCCAGCAGGCGAGCCATCTCTTCCTTGGTGCCGCCGTAACCGAGCTTTAAGTTGTCGAGCATTGTATAGTTTTGTTTGGCGAAGCCTTGGTATGCGCTTTGGATGGAGGACATATCCGTACCCATCTTGTTGGCGTTATCGGACATATCCGTAATGGCCATATCCGCATACTTGGCCGCCTTTTCGGTATCCCCGCCCAAAGACTGAATCAAGCTTGCCGAGAAACCCGTAACCGTCTCCATGTACTGATTCGCAGATAGTCCAGCAGTCTTATAAGCGTTTGCCGCATATTTCTGCACAGTCTTGGAAGAATCCTTGAAGAGTGTATCAACGCCTCCAACAAGCTGCTCATAATCAGCAAAAGAATTGATTACTTCCTTGCCAAGCTTGAAAGCTGCACCGGCGGCAGCAACGGCCATCGTTCCGACCGCAACGGCGGCCGCTTTAGCCCCGGCAACAACGGTTTTGCCAAGCGTTTCTCCTACTTTTACAAGTGATTCACGCCATTTGCCTGTCTTTTTGTCCGCATTATCGGTTTCTTTCCCGAATCCTTTGATTGCTTCCTCATTATCGCCGAGTTCGCCTTCCATTCTGGACAACGCGGCCTCTGCATTATTCAGTTTTATGCGGTAAGCGTCAGTTCGTTTATCGCTTTCCCCATAAGCCGCCGCAGAATCTTCTACAGCTTTAGACAGCGCAGCAACGATTTCTTTTTGCTGAGCAATTTGCTTGCCTAAAATCTCGCCCTTCTTGGTCAACCCTTCCATGCTGGAGGCGTTGTCACCAAAAACGGCGGTATTCAGTTTCATTTCAGAACCGAGCACCCTCATTCCGCGGTAGGCTTCATCCATGGCGGCCTTAAACTGTTTTTCGCCATCAATGGCCAGCGTAGTCTTGATTTCTCGCTTCTTAGACATAAGATCACCTCGCCTTCCGCTTTATTCCGTGCTGTTCATCGTCATATTCCCGACGCCATAGCCACAGGTCGTATATCTCTCCAGGCCGTTTCATCATCGCCGATTCCTCGGTCAAACCAACCTGCAGCGCCATGCCAATCAAGCGCAACGGGCTTATTCCGCTGCGCTCTCCGCGTTTTTTCGCTCTTGCCGCTCCACATCATCAAGCAGAGAATTGCCCTCGGGCTGTTTGTGTTCCATACCAAAACCGATTGAAATAGCCCCCATCGCCGCTGGGGCAAGCTCCTGGATCTGTTTTGGAGTAGTCAGCAACAGCACGGATTCATCGGTGAGTTTTTCTTCATCTGACAACTTGGTTTTGCCAAGCCTGAGCATCTCGCCCTGATTCGCAAGCAAGGCGATCAGCCACGGAATCACCTCAAAGATTCGGTTCGCCGCTTTAGCCGCATCGGCTCGTTTCTGTTCCTGCACCTCGGGGCTGTCATATTCGCTGATTCCCTCGCCCTGGAAGGTCTCAGCCATTTCCTCAACACCGCCGTACTTTTTGCAGATTTCCACATACGCGGCGGTGGTACATACTAATTCATATTCTTTCTTGCCGATTTTGACTGTGATATCCGACATAAAACCTCCTTCAAGAAAAGGGGGCGGAGTTACCCGCTCCCGATTAGCTTAGATGTCGATAGTGTAGGCCGCGCTCAGAATATCGCTGTTGGCCATACCGGCCTTTACAGCAATGGCCTTGATGGTCATCGGCCCCCAGACAGCAATGGGGTCGCTGTAAATCATGCTGCCTATGGTCGGATCGCTGCCGTTGGTCGTGTAGTAGATTGTCGCGCCGTCGGTCGCACAAGCCAGCGCAACGGTTTGGCCGGACGCAACGTCACCCGCTGCGGGAGTGGCGGTAGGCGTGGCAACAGGCGTTTGGCCCACGCCCGCCTTTTCATCCACCCAAGCCTTGGCCGCTGCGTAGGTGGAGAACACCTCATATGCCCTGTACCTGGCCTTACCGGTGTTGTCGATGACAACACCCATAATCGGGCCTTCCAGCGCCGGGGTCTGCCATTCGATGGAGCTTGCTTTTGTGGTGGCGTTGTCCTCGGCCATCGCCAGCTGCGTCTTGTGGATTTGATAGCCATACCACTTCTTTACGCCGCCTTCGATCTCAGCTGTGACGTACCAAAACCCGCCGTTCGGGCTGGGGTCAGCGTTTTCGTTGTAGGTCGTGCCGTTCAGTTCGTGACCGAGAATGGCCACACGCGCGGCAGGAGGGAGCGAAGTGGTGCCAACTGCCAACGTGCCGCCTACGATACTGTTATCATTCTCGGCGATTCCGTCACCGCCATACAGCGGGTTATCCGCGTGCTCATAAGACACGTTGGCCTCAATCATCTTCCCGGTCGCGGCCGCGTCAAAAACAGTTGGAGCGCCATACACGATAGCGCCCCCGGTCGGTTCGCTGACGATGGGCGCGAACACCCCATAAGGTAATCCAATTCTTGCCATTTATTTTCTTCCTTTCAAAAACTCGTCCCAGATTCTGGTGTAGACCTCCATCACGCGGGGCCCAGCCGCCTTGTCAGCATCGTCTACCCATAGTGTGCGCGGGATTCCAGGGCCGCTGAATTTCTTTTTCTTACGCCGTTTTTGCGCTGCGTTGGAAGTAGTCCCCCAGTGCAGAATAAAGGCCTTCTCTGCGTTGCGCGTCCCCTTTTTGTCTTTCCCCTGCGGGTAGATGTCAATTGACATGATATCAGATGCACGCTTCACTGACCGAGGGAAGCCGATACTGTTAATCATTGCCGATGTATCCCGGAATTTTCGCCGCTCGGCCTCGCCCTTCCACGCCTGCTTGACTTCCTCAGCACCGGCCATGAGCATCTCCTGCGCCGTTTCGCCTGCAAGCTCACCCTTGCGCTTCATGTCCTCGACGATGATGTCAATGCCCTCAACCTCAAACCGTGCCACTTGCAACCTCGCAATCCCAGGCGTGATAGAGCATCCCGAGTTCCTGATTTCGTCTCAAGGAATACTGGAACGTCACGCCCGGAGCGGTTTCAAGTTTTTCCATCATGGCCAGCACAACAGCGTCATTCTCGGTCTTGGTGTACCGCTCAACCAGCACCCGCCAGACCGGCTCCGCGTAGGTGTCGCCGCCGTGCAGTCCGTCCAGTTCGTATTCCGTCCACACGGTATAGGGCTGCCACGGTTCGCCGTCGCTCAGGCCGAAGTAGTGAGATATGTTTGCGTCCACCGTCAGCAGGAGCGCCTTGAAGTCATTCAGGATGTCAAACATCAACTCACCCTCCTCAGCGTCAGATCGGTTATCGGTTGGCCGTTATCATCGTCCGTACCGTGATAGGTTCGCACGATTTCATACGTCAGACCGCCGATCTTCGCCGCGTCTCTTGTGGTAATGCTGCGGTTCTGGTGGATTCTGATTCTGGCCGACGCTTCCACATCCTCGCGGTAATCAGTGGCGTAGTTCGGATCGCTCGAAAAATCCAGCTCGGCATACCAAGACTGGAATTTCTGCGTCAGTTGTTCAATGGGCTTCCCGCCTGCAGCCGCTCCGTTCGTCGTGGCATAGATCGTGCAGATTCCAGCGTCAAGAATCAACTTGATCACCTTCGTTCTTTGCCTGATCTCTCAACCAGCGTTCGCGCCGTTTCAGCCTCAGCCAGTCGGGCATCCCGCCCGGTTTATCTCGATTGCTGTATTGCCACACAACAAAATCAGCCAATAAGACCTGATCTTCCGTGTCGTTGTCTACCAGATGAATACCCGTACCTTCCAGCTCGGATTCTGCCGCTTCGATCCTCGATGTGAGGTAAGGGTCAAGAGTGGTATCGGAGGCCAGGCGGTTAAGCCTGGCCTTCACGATATCCAGCACTAATTGGGTTTGCTCTAAGTTCATTGTGGCCCTCTTTATAAGTATTTCACACTAACATATATACCATATCGGCGTTCGGATGTCAATAGGTTGTGGTTATTTTTTTAATCGACCACTACATGTTGTGGTTATGGCGTTTATTTGCGTTTTAAGGCGCTCCGGAATCGACCTCAGGCCGATTTAGGCACAGACGCGGCCTTGCCGGTCTTGATGGCCAGTCCGGCGCTGTTCAGCTCAACCACGGTGATGATCTTGCCAGCGGCGGCTTCGATCCCGGTGGTGCCGGAAGTAAAGGTCGTGTAGCCAATCACTTTCTGGCCGTTCTTCACGGTGTAATCGCCTATCTTGTAGGCCAGGGTGGTGCCGGTGGCCTCGGCGCCGGTTACGGTCAGCACGGTCTTGCCATCGCTGGTAGCGTGCGCGGCGGCGGTCACGCCCAGTACGCCGATGTCAATATTGGCGTAGTCGGTCGGGAAGGTGCTGCTGGTAGTGGCGTCAACGTTGGCAAAGTTCACGATCACGAAAGCCTCCCCGAATACCGGCAGGCCGTCATAGCGGCTGTAGCCCTTGAAGGTGGTCTGGTTTTGCACAAACTTGTAGTGCTCTGACGCTTCCAGGCTGGAGCCCTCGCGCTCCGCCAGCAGGTACGCTGAGCCATAACCGCCGATGATGGTGTTGTCACCCACCAGCTCGCTCACCACGATTTCGCCGCCGACAATGGGCATCTGGTTGTTGACGCCCGCCAGCAGTGCCGCTGCCGCGTCAAAGGCCAGCGCCTTGGTCATCAGCTTGATGTGGGTGGCCCTGTTCACCACCCAGAAGGCCTTGCCGTCGGTGTAGTCGGGCTTGGCCACGCCCAAAGCGGCGATGAGCGACGCGTAGAAGGCGGCGCCCGTTGAGCCGTCGATGTTCAGCTTCTTGATGTTGGATGTGTGCAGGTCGGTCCAGGTGGGCGCCTTGCTCCCCCATCCGGCGGGCTGGGAAGACTGCGCAAGGCGGGTGGCGATGCCCACGGGCATCTTGCTGCCTGTGCCAAACAGGATGGCTCTGTCAACACCCTTGCCGATGGCCTTGACCAATTGCGTCATAACTTCTGAAGCCAGCGCGAAATCGCTGTCCTTCAAAAAGTTGTTGTGAACGTAGATCACGCCGCCCACCATGTAGCCGTCTACCTCTACCTGGTTGAAGGTCATGCCCAGCTCATTCAGCTCGCCCTCGGCCTCCATCCAGATGCCTTCAGGCGCCGCGCCCACAATGTTCTGCCTGGCGGTGCCGGGAACGCGCTTGAGCGAAACAAACTTGATCAGCTTGCTGTACTCTTCCAGGTTGTTGCGCAGCGGCTCCAGCACGATGTCAGGCACCAATAGGGAAGCGTTTGATACTCCGCGCTCCTTGATGGAGCGGATATCGCTCAGGAAAGTTTTCACGCGCTCATCCGCCATGAAGGCGTCGCGCTGTTCCATGGTCATGCCGAAAAATTTGGTGCGGTTTTGCATAAAGGGTTCTTCCTTTCTTTCTAATGTTTTGGTTGGGTTTGCCGGGGGTCTTGCCGCCCGCGCGTTCAGTTCGTCAAGCTCGCTCTGAAGCTTCTCGATTTCCTCGTTCAGCCTGGTCTTTTCGGCCTCGTGTTTTTCCTGCTCCTCCGAAAGGGCCTTTGAGTTTTCCTCATGCGAGGCGATTTCCGCTTCCACGGCGGCCTTGTCCTCTTCGCTGGTCTCGGTGGTCACTTCCTCCAGGGCAGCCGCCAGCTCCTCTTCCCTGGTGTCAAGCGCGGTTTTGCGCTCTAAAAAACCCGCGTCCAGTCCGCGGGCTTCCTCCAGCTTTTTCTTTGCCTCCGCGATTTTGCGGGTCAAAAGCAGTTGTTTAAGCATTCCTTAACCTCTCTTTCATCAGGGCGCGCCAGGCGTCAACCTGCCGCTGTCTGATTTGTTCGTACTGCGCTTTCCGCGCTGAAATACTGGTGTCTTTGTAGGCGGGGAAGGTGACGCAAGATACCTCGTACAGCTTCACCTTCTTGATGGTCCAGTGCACGGACCCATCCTCGCGGATGTCGGTTTCTTCTTGCAGGATATCAAAGCCGAAGCTGGCCTGGCTCACGTCTCCCCGCTGCACCCTGGCGTACAGGTTCATGGCGTCCGTATCGTTTTCGTTGATATCGATGTCCGCCCAAAGCCCCCTTGAATCCACCTTCAGGTCCAGCGTCCCCGCCTTGTTTCGTCCAAGCACCAGCCTTGTTTCATGGTCGATCAGCGCCCGGATGTCATCGCCCAGCGTTTCGTCAAAGGCGTGCGGGTCAATGCTTTCCGTCGCTCCCGGCCACAGCTCGTAGATATCGCCAAAAACAGCGAAATAGCCGTCTATGACCTTCCTGCCGTCCGTTTCAGCCGCCCGGAACTCCGTCTGCCTCATCCGGGTCTGCCTTTGGTCTCTTTTAATCCTCATCACCCCCTATCAGCTTTTTTTGTTTGCCAAGTTTGTCGATTGGCAAATAGTTTTCAAGAAGAACAATCTCTTCCATGTCGTCCCGCGGGCTCATGCCCACCCAGTCGCGCCATTCGTTTCGGGTCATCGCCGCCCTGTCCACCATTGAAGCCCCTGCCTCCACCATTTCGGAAATGTCGTAGGCGTACAGACTGCGTGGGTTAAACCGGAAATAACGGTCAGGCGCGTACAGCAGTTTACGCGTTAATTCCTGCTGGATGGCCTGGGCCAGCGGCATAATGCCGTGATTGATGAAAGCGTTGTACTCATTTTTGTTATACTCGCCCACGCCCACCAGGAAGGCAGGCACCCTGAAGATGGCGGCCGCCGTGCGCTTGTCTAACTCCAAATTTCGCGCAATCGCTAAATCATTCAATGTCAATGGCTTCACCTGCTCAACAGAGAAGGCTTCAGCCGGGATAAACCAGGGCTGCCCGTTTTCAGAGCTGTCCAGGTACTGGGCCGCCAGTTTTTTGCGGCCTTCCAGGCTCGCGAATTCTTCCGTTAGCCCGTCTACTTTCACAATGACGCTGGGCGCCGGGCTTTCAAGCAGGGCCTGCTTGGTGGCCCCCGCCTGTTTCAGTCCCCGCGCCACGTCTCTGAGCACCGCGCGGTAGCCCGTTCCCATCCACGGATTGTTTGGGTCCGGTTTAATCACAAAGTGCAACACCTCATCGGGGCTGTAAACCTGCCCCCTGTACCTGATCCGGTAGCTGCCGCCGCTTTTTTCAAAGGCCACGGCGCTTGGCTCAAAGGGCTCCAGGTTTTCAAGCAGCCCGCCTTCGTACCGGGGGAAGGTCACTTGGTTGCCCTCGCCTTCCAATAGCAGCACCCGCACGATATGGCCGACAAAGGTCTTCCGCGTCATCAGCTTGTTGGGCCGAACATCCAGTTTCGCGGCCAGGGCGTCACGAATCCTTACGTCACCATTCTTGGTGTTCTGCATCAGGTGCAGCGTCATGGAGCTGATGAGATCAGCGTACACGTCCACGCACATCTGCACCTCGGGACAGTCGGCAAGACGGGTATATCCGCTGCCTATCAGCACCTCAAAGGCCTTGGTCGATACATACCAGCTACTCAGGTCGCCGCGTTTTTTGTCAGCCGCGGGCTTCTTTTGGGGAGCGTCCCGGCTCCTGATGTCCCGTTTTACAGGTCCTTGAATTGTCTTACTCATCTAACCACTTCCTCGCGCTCTGCGATTTTTCCTTGTCTTCCAGCATCCGTATCGCCCCGAACACCGCGCAGTCAAACACGTCAATGCGCAGGTGCTCATCGGCCTTCTTATATTCCACCGCGTCATCGGTCTTTTCAATGGCGCGCACGTTTCCCACGCAGTATTCAAAAGCCGTGCTGCCAAGGTAATAGAATTTCTTGTTCTTGGCCTTGACCTCTATGCGCCGGAAGCCTTCGTTTTTCTTGTAGTGATACTGCGGCTGGTCCACTACCGTGAACCCCGCCCGCTTCATGCCTATGAAGTATTCCCGGTTGAATTTCCGGTCATGGCCAATCTGCCGGATTTTAAAGCCGCGCTTCCGCATGTCCTTGTACCATTTCACCACGTCGGCGTGATTGGTGGTGGGCGCGTTGGTCATGGTCAGGTGTCCTTCATCCTGCCAGCCGAACAGCGGAATCTTGTCTTCATCCGCTTTCTGCGTGGCCGCCACGATGGGGAACCATTCATGGGTGATCACGATGTCAATGTCCTTG